CCTTTTAATGAGCCTGCGGTTGACATACTCATATTACCAGCGTCGGTAAACTTCTTGAAGAACGTAAAAGCGTCTTCATTTTGGGTTGGTATAAATTTTGGTCCACATGGTCCAAAAACAGTGTTATCGCTATCTCTTACAAGTAGCGAGTGGTTAGGTGCCATAATAAGGTCTTGCGACTTATCAGGGTCAGCGTTGTCATAAGTAAATATGTCACGCTTACTCACTGACCAATCAAGACCAGCTTCATCTAACATTTCTTTAGGTGTTAAGTTGCCATCAACTTTAACGCCTAGCCCATGCCAGGGTAATTCCCCTGCATAAGCCATGGTTTCTACGGCTGCTGCCATAATATTCTCCTGTTATACTAACCGAAGGTGGTTAGTAACTTACCCTTATATAAGTAAGTAAATTAATATTAGGGTACATCAGTTACTGATAAAAGGATAATCACTAACTTTTTTTAGACTCCGTTTGAAAAAAAGTCCTGCAAAAATTTTAAGGCAGTTTAAGTCTTTTTTAAACTACATGTCCATAAAGTAATTAACTGCTATAAACAAAACTAATGCAGCCAACAACCAAATCAAAAAACCAACAGCAAAAATTTGACCAATAATCTCAATCATTATTTTTACTCTTGTTAGACTGTTCTTGTGCTTCTCTTTTTTGACGAGGAAGATAATCTTCCCAACATCTTAATACAATTAATTTCTTTTCAAAATCTGAGTAGCTGTTCCATTCTCTGATTTCATTTGCTGTTCTACCACAACCTTTACAAGTTCTAGTGCCCCACTGAGTTACCGTACACACCCCAATACATGGGGAGTCCGCTAACCCTGTAGTTTCATGAAGAGCTTTTTGTGCCATCGTTTTTACCTTTTATAAGTCTAATATTTTGATTTCTCAGCCAATCTCTTAAAAGTGTATTCCTTTGTATTGTACTAAGTGTTGCGTCTGAAAGTAAAGTTTTATGATATTTATTGTACTCACCATACCCAGCGTAATAGTCCCCATTACCAAGCTCATTAAACCTAACTATCTGCCAAGCTCTCTGTTTAGTAATTCCATATCGAATACCTATCTCTTCTAGCGTGTAGTCACTATTGAGTGAAAGCATAAATATTTCAAAATATTTTTTGCGTAATTCTTTTCGTTTACTTGTCATTAAAAAATTCCTCGTAATGTTGAGTTGCTGTTCCCCAGCTTGTACCTATTTCTGCATCTACTTTATTAGGCACACACAACGGAACACAGTCCGCCATAATCTGCATAATCTTTTCACAATCTTCTTTATTAGAAACCGAAATATCTAATTCGTCGTGTACTTGAGTGTGAGGTAGAAAACCTTCTTGGTATAAATCCACCATTGCTTTCTTAGTCATGTCTGCTGCTGAACCTTGTATTAATCTATTCATAGCTTTATATGTAAACGCACGTTTAATATCCTCACCATATTTTTCTTGAGCTTCTGCAAAAGGCAGGGCTACATCTCTGTCAAACCTTGGCTCAAATAAATTAAACCTGCACTTACGTCCTAATACGGTGGTAATAAATCCTCGGTTGTTACCTAGCCTAGCACACTGGTCTCTTAACCCTTTAATAAAAGGTACACGTCTATGAAACGTATCAAATAGCACTTCTGCTTCTTGAGGAGAAATATCTAATTGAGAAATCAGTTTGTCTTTACCCATACCGTAACTTAAACCCAGATTAATAATCTTGGCTTCCTTACGGCTGATATTAGCCATGTCTGCGACCACCTGATGAAAGTCTGCGTCTTTATTTTTATAAGCGTCTACTGCGTCTGCTGCACCTTCCTGCTCTGTAACGGAGGAGTAATGTACGGTTAGTCTAGGCTCTTGTTGAGAGTAATCGAAACAACCCCAGTACTTATCTTTTTCTGGTTTAAAAATACTACGAATCAGTGGTCCAATATAATCATTACGAGCTGGTACTTGTTGTAGGTTTGGGTTACTACTACTAAACCTGCCTGTTACAGTACCACCACGGTCAGAGCGCAACGGATGAAGCTCCCCATGTATTCTACCTTTAACGCTGTGCTCTAGTACCATCTTATCAATGAAGGTAGTCCTAGCTTTATTTAGTTTACGAGCCCTAGCTATGGAGTTGGCTACTGGGTGATCGTGAGCCTCTAACCATTCCCCAGAAAAAGATGGAGCGTTAGTTTTAGGTGTACGTGGGTAACTTAGCCCAGCTCTATCAAATACAGTAGAGATAGAAGTAGCAGCCCATAAGTCTGGAGTAACACCAAATTCTTTATAGATACCATTCAGTATTGATTTTTCTTCTTTAAGTAATTGTTTACTTACTACCTCTGCTCTATCTAAATCTACAGGTACGCCTTTCCAACGCATGTCCAAAAGTATAGGTATCAAAGAAGTTTCAAGCTCATATATTTTTTCTACGTTTTCTGATTTTAATCCCTCTTTTAAAATCTTCCAAAGTTTTAAAGTAAGGGCAGCATCTTGCTCAGCGTACTCACCTACATATTTAGCAGGAAGTTTATACATTTCAGACTTAGGGTTTAAACCAAAAGATTTTGCTGCTTCTTCTAGCAAGTTTTCTTGTTTAACTTCACCTACATATCTTTGCCCTAGTTTATTTAAACTATACCCAAATTGATTTTCATCAACTAAAGGAGCAGCAAACATAGTATCGTGTATCTTACCACTAACATGAACACCCATTCTTCTTAGCCAACCTAAATCGTATAAAGAATTATGAAATACTTTATCATTAGGGTGAGCTAGTTCTTGTTTAAGCCAGTTAGTAACTACACCTTTATCTAAATTACCTCCACCCACATGTTGGATAGGTAAGTAGATAGCGAAATCTTCTGTAGCTATAGCTATCCCAGTTACATACCCTTGTCCTTCAAACGCCCACGACGGTCCATGAGACATGAGTAAAGGGTCGTAAGTTTCTAAGTCGATAGCTACTTCTTTATATTTTGATAACTCTGGGAGGCTGTTAGGAGGCGTCCAGTCAGTCTCAGGAGCAAACATACTACTTTGCATCTTCAAACTCTTTTACTAAACGAGTAGCGTACTCTTCAACTAAGAGTAGGTAACAACGTAAGTCTTGTATGTCGTCTAGTATACCAGTGCTGCTTGGGTCGTCAAGGATGGTACCAAAGATATCATAATGAGTTTTTTTAACTTGGTTTTCAATCCTATCCCATTTACGTGCTAACATCATAAAAGCACCTACACCACCTCTACTGCGCCAACTGTCACCATAGCTTTGCTCGGCTTGACGTAACTGGGCTACGTCGGTTAAAGTTTGCTTTTCTATCTTATCAAAATCTGCTGACATAATTAATCTCCTTTAGTCAAAGCGACTAGGGCAAATATTCTGTTTACCAAAGTAGCACCATTTACATTTAAACTGAGAGGGTTTAGCAGGAAACTCCTCAGTCGTTGTCATTTCTACAGCTCGAGTATTTAACCTATCACGTTTAGCTTCTACTGTATCTTTATCATACTGATATCGATCTAGTTTACCATGGTCAAGATACCACAACTCTGTAGTAATTGTTTCTAATTCAGGTAGCCGTTTAAAAACAATAGAGGCATAAAGCTCGCACTGCTCTCTGTGACCTTCCTGATTACCTTCGTATCTACCTGTTTTAAAGTCGATAACTCTAGCGTTCTTATCACCTTCTACGTGGACAAAAGCATCTACTTTAGCTCTTCCCCATGTGTCGTGGTCAAACCAACCTGTAGATTCCCATTCTGTAGTAAACGCCCAGTCACCTTCACAAAGTACATGACCTTTTAAGTGCATGTCTTTTAATAAATCAAAGGCTTCTTCAAAATCTTTTAAGGCAGATGGCATTTCGTCAAACCGACCTCGTATGTATTCCTCGCAAAGTTTATGAATATCTTTACCTCTATCCATTGCTTTATTTCCAGGTTCTTTGATCTTTTGAATATATGCGTACTCTGCCTTTTTGGGGCAACTTTCAAAAGTTTTTAATCTGCTATACGACCATTGTGGGATGTTACTCATTTGTTTTCCTTATTGTTTATAGATGTATTAAGCCAGTCAAATCCAGCGGT